CGCATTGGTACTGAAGATATCTACTACACCTACGTATCAGGAAATGTCCTTGGCGGTGTATTCCGTGCACAGAATAATTCAACTGCAGCCTCACACAGTAATGGTGATGCTATCTTTGTGCCGCAGCTTCCAGCTGTGACTTTGTGGCCTACGCCAGATAACTCCACAACCTATCAGTTTGTGTACTGGAGGCTGCGCCGGATGCAGGATGCGACCAACTCGGGCATCAAGAACTTTGATGTGCCGTTCCGGTTCCTGCCCTGTCTGGCGGCAGGTTTGGCGTATTACTTGGCCCTCAAGATCAAGGGGTCGGAGGAGCGGCTTCCCATCCTCAAGCAGCAGTATGACGAGGCTTGGGAGTTGGCGGCGGCGGAGGATCGGGAGAAGGCGGCTATCCGGCTTGTGCCTAGGCCCATGTTCTTGGGCGGTGGTAGCGGGGTGGGCTGATGGGAAACAGGTTCGCATCAGGCAAGAACGCGATTGCCCAGTGCGACCGCTGTGACTTCCGATTCAAACTCAAGCAACTCCGCAAGGAGATCATCAAGACCAAGAACTACAACCTCTTGGTCTGCCCCCAGTGTTGGGATCCTGATCACCCGCAGTTGCAGTTGGGGATGTACCCGGTCGATGATCCTCAAGGTTTGAGAGATCCCCGCCCGGACAGGAGTTATACCCAGTCAGGGAATACCGGGTTGCAGTTGACCAATACCACCGCAACAACCAAGGACGGGGTTGGATTGCCTTCTGAGGGCAGCCGAGATTTCCAGTGGGGTTGGAATCCTGTTGGAGGTTCTAGGGCAAATGATGCAGGTTTGACGCCAAACTACTTGGTATTAAACGTGCAAATCGGTACAGTAACGATTGTGGCGACATAGGAGCAAAACATGGACGCAAAGAAGGCGGTTCGTAAGCACGAGCAGCGTATGCACCCGGGTGAGAAGCCCACCTTTGCCAAGGGTGGCAAGACCAACGAGCAGATGCGTAAGTTGGGCCGCAACCTCGCCAAGGTTGCCAACCAAAAGAAGTCGGTGCGGAAAGTCCGTGCCACGGGGATCTGACATGCCAAAGTTCAGCAAAAAGGTTATGGGCAAAGAAGTCGGCTCTGCCGAGGTCTATGCCGAGCCGCACACCATGACTGGCGGCAAGGTTGCTCTGGGCAATGGCTACACGGCAGAGCCTACCAAGGCCAACCGTGTAAACATGTCTGTGGGCAACATCAACCGGGACGGGTATGACCCCCAACCCAAGACCTCGGGGATCAAGACCCGTGGTAATGGTTGTGCCACCAAGGGCACGATGGCTCGGGGGCCGATGGCGTGAACTACACCGAGTTGCAAGCGGCAATTGTCGCCTACACGGAAAATCAGGATTCGTCCTTTGCGACGGAGATTCCTGTATTTGTCCGTCAGGCGGAGCAGCGCATTTACAACTCGGTACAGTTTCCATCCCTGCGGAAAAACGTTACTGGATTGACGACGGCCAATAACAAATACCTCCAATGCCCGACAGATTTCCTTGCCGTATATTCAATGGCGGCAATAGATGCGACAGGGGCGTATGAGTATTTGTTGAATAAGGATGTCAATTTCATCCGTCAGTCGTATCCCAATCCAAGCGAGGACAAGGCAATTCCCCGGTATTACGCCCTGTTTGGGCCGAGGTCGGATGACGAAAAGGAATTGAGTTTCATCCTTGGCCCGACCCCGGACGCCCAGTACACCGTTGAATTGCACTATTACTACTACCCGGAGTCGATCACCACGGCAGCCAGTGGCAGGACTTGGTTGGGAGACAACTTTGATTCTGTCCTGCTCTACGGCTCTTTGGTTGAGGCGTACACCTACATGAAGGGTGAGACCGACATGATGGCGCTGTATAACGGGAAGTACAACGAAGCCTTGAAACTTGCCAAGCGTTTGGGCGACGGTATGGAGCGTCAGGATGCCTACAGGTCTGGTCAGGTTCGGATCGAGGTGACCTGACATGCCGATTCAGCAGGGGGCTACAAATGCGTTCAAGGTTGGGCTTGCCACCGGCACGTTCAACTTTGGCACTGACACATTCAAAATTGCGCTGTATTCTGGTGCTGCCGACATTGGCCCCACCACCGGGGCGTACACCACCCTCAACGAAATCACGGGGACTGGGTATGTGGCGGGCGGGAACACCCTGACGGTGGACGTTGCTCCGACCACCGGGAATGTGCCGTCAGACACGATTGCCTATCTGTCATTCAGCAACACGACTTGGAACCCTGCCGCGTTTACATGCCGGGGTGCGATCATCTACAAGTACGACGGCTCAACAAACCCATCCGTTTGCATCTTGGACTTTGGGGCAGACAAGACCTGCACCACATCGTTTGAGGTGCAATTCCCAACTCCCAACAACACTAGCGCGATCATTCGCATCGAATAGGAGTCATCATGTCCATTGAAAAAGCCAAGGCCACCGACATCGCCGCAAGCGGTCTGGTTGCCAACACGGGTGCCTCCGAAGGTGCCAAGGCCACCGGCAAGTATGTTGTCGAGTGCTTCGACAAGGACGGTAATCTGAAGTGGGTTGCCGAGACGCCCAACCTCGTGGTCAATGTGGGCCTTCAGTACATGGCAGGTGTGGCGCTGACCTCTACTGCGCAAAGCACCACTTGGTATCTGGGCCTGTACGGCGCTGCTTCCTCCAACAACCCCGCTGCCGGTGACACGATGGCTACCCACGGCGGGTGGACGGAAGTCACGGACTACAGCGAGGCAAACCGCCCTGCTGCCACCTTTGCTGCGGCGACCAACGCCAACCCTTCTGTGGTGACCAACACCGCGAGCAAGGCTGTGTTCTCGATCAACGCCACGACGACTGTGGGTGGAGCGTTTTTGGTGAACAACAACACCAAGGGCGGATCGACGGGTACGCTGTTCTCGGCGGCTGACTTTCAGTCCCCCGGTGATCGGTCGGTTGTCAGCGGCGACATTCTGAATGTGACCTACACCTTCAGCCTGTCTGCTTGATCCTAGGGGCGCAAGATGGCGTTCGTACTGGCAGATCGGGTTCAGGAGACGACCACAACCACGGGCACAGGCACCATCACTCTAGCGGGGCCGGTGTCCGGGTTTCAGGGTTTCTCTGCCGTTGGTGACGGGAACTCGACCTACTACACCATCTCAAACACTGCTGCGGCGGAGTGGGAGGTGGGCATTGGCACCTACACGGCCAGTGGCACAACCCTGAGCCGAACAACGATCATCTCGTCCAGTAACGGGGGCAGCGCCGTAAATTTCAGCGCAGGCACGAAGAACGTCTTCTGCACCTCCCCCGCGAGCAGGTCAGTCCTTGAGTCTGACACCGGCTACATCTACGCTGGTCTGCCAAGCACCAATACGGGCTTGGTGCCGATGCCGTATGTCTACAGGCTCAACAGTGCAGTTGTTGGGGCCAACGTCAATACCGCTCAAAAAATCTTTGGTGTGGGCGTTACTCTGGCGAGCAACACAGTCTACGCATTTGAGATTCGCGCCACGTTTCTTAAGACGGCAGGGACTACAAGCCACACCATAGGTTTTAGTTTTGGTGGTACGGCCACGGTGAACAACATCATCAACCACATCCGTGGTTTGTTCTTTGCCGGTAGCGTCAACACGTTCATGGCGTCTACCAACTACCAAGCAAACATTGCCACCGTCACGACCAATGTGACTGCGTCTGGAGCGGCGGCTATAGCGGTGCTGCTTTACGATGTTCAGGCCCGGGGAACCGTCAGCATCAACGCAGGTGGGACATTCATTCCCCAGTACACCTTGAGTGCTGCGCCGGGCGGTGCCTACACCACCCAGATCGGTTCCTATTGCACCTTCTACCCAATTGGGGCTTCCGGCAGCGACACCAATATCGGTGGGTGGGCCTAAACCGTGTTTGGAATTGCTCCATTTGCAGGGGCAGCGTTCGGTGCCACAGGCGCTCCGGCATCCACGGCGGGTGAAGGCGGGTGGAGTTCCGGCACTTGGGGTCAAGCCGGGTGGGGGATGTCGGTCTATGACCGCAGCATTGGTGAATCCTCGACCGGCGCTGACTCGATCTCGGCAGACATTGGAGCCGGGGCAATTGAGTGCGTTGTGCTTGAGTCCGCTACAGGCGCTGATTCAATCTCGGCCCTGTTCAATCCAGACGCCGCCGTAGCGGAGACGGCGTCCGGTGCAGACTCTATCTCTGCCCTGTTCAAGCCTGCGGCGGCGGTGTCTGAAACGGCCACCGGGGCTGATTCCGTTTCTGGAGTAGTTGAGATCTACGGGGCGGTAGCGGAGACTGCCACCGGGTCAGATGCGGTTTCTGCCTCTGCGGAACTCAACAGTGCCGTAAACAATACGGCGTCCGGTTCTGATGCGATTAGTGCAAACCCTGAGTATGGGGCAGCGGTCAGCGAGACGGCTACGGGTCTGGATGCCATCTTGGCGCTGTTCAACCCGAACTCAGACATCAGCGAGACGGCATCCGGGGCAGATGAGACGGCGGCAGCGTTTGCGTTCTACAGCAGTGTGGATGAGACGGCCACCGGGGCAGACACGGTCAGCGGGCAGTTGGAACTTGGCGCTTCGGTGGCAGAGACGGCCACGGGAGCGGAGCAGGTTTCTGCCTCCCTTGAGTTAAATCCGGTTGTTCTGGAAACCGCAACGGGGTCAGAAACTGCAACGGCGGAGGCCAGATTCTTCGCCTCGATTTCAGAATTGGCAACGGGAACTGACGAGATTGCGGCTCGCAGGCTCTGGGAAATTATTGATGACACGCAGACGGCTAATTGGCAGAATATCAATGATGCCCAAAATGCCGGCTGGACGACCATAACCAACACCCAATCGGCAAACTGGACAAC